TTCTTCTATTTTATCATAAGAATCCAATTTTTGTTCATAAGATTCTCCTGAAAAAATTTGTTTAAATTCTCCTTTCTCGTCTTCAAGAACTCCCAAATGTAAAGTCCACCAAAAAACCAATTTATTCCTAGCTTTTACTTCGGCTGTTTGGTTAAAAATAGCGTAATAAGGGCTTTGGATAGCGTCAATTTGTTGTTGCGTATCTTGAAGTTGTAATAAAACATCAGTTTCCCTTTTTTCGATTTCTGGAGTTTTTGAAGCTGTGGCGACTAATTCGAGTAATTCTTTATTAAGGTCTCTACGTTTTAATTGTAAAAGCTCAATGGTTTTCTTTTCATCATCATTAAGGGCTCCACCGTCATTATCATATCTTTTTGCAATCATGTGAAGGCTCAGAAGTCCATCCTTCATAAATTGAGAAAGGCATTTGGCATAAAATGTTTCTGCACCTTCTCTTATTTTGCGCGTTGGCTTAATAATCTTAACTTTGAATGGTTTAGTCTTTTTGACAGACCTAGTAACTTCAACCTCTTTGCCGTCTTCGGTCTTTTTTTCTGTAATTTTTTCTTCAATTTGTTTTTTAACTACAAAATCACAAAGATATTTATTATTCATGTCCATAATTTTCCCTTTACCTAGTTTATTCTATCGTGAGAATGGCGTTTGATACAGTTTTTTTAATAACTTTCCGCTGTTCATGTGCAATCTTTAGTCTTTCTGGATTAATATAAAAATCAAAAACATCTAATAATCCAGTAATTTCCCTAGAACACTCATTTCCAGCGTCGAGTATTTTTTTTCTAAACTGTTCTGCTTTTTCTGGAGAAATTTTGTTTTCTTTTTTTAAATTATCTAAGAGATTTAAATAATATTTAAAAAGACGAATGACAGATTGATGAACCTGTAAAGTAACAAAATCTCTATTATGCACGCCCTGTTCCTGAGAAGTATAATTTTCCATACCTTGTTCCAGATATGATTACACAAAAATTCCCGCGATGGAAGCTCCAAGCGCGGGAGTTTTTTTGGATTATTTTTAAAAAATTAGAGACTTGTTTCGTCAGTAAAAACAACATCTACTCCCTCTGATGTGAAATTATAAGTTGCACCGACCTCACCGGCCGCTTGATTAAAACTGCGGCTTATTAACGCTGAATCTCTGATTGTGCATTTTAAGTGACCAAACTGAATACCACTTGCTTGTTCGGCAGATGTTCCTTCAACAGTAATTGTCCCCTTAAACGGCGGCTTGGCAACTTGAACGTTTGTACCTGAGACTGCATCTTGCGTTCCGCTGATAACAGAATTAATACACGAAATAACTTCATTTGGCATATCAAACGAGAATTTCGCCGAGCTAGGACAAGTATTAAAATTGCCATCCGTCGCAGTCAAAGAAATTTGATTAATAATTGGAGTCACGGTAGTTAGGGGAGTTCCGCTGCCTGTGTATTGACCACCACCAACTTTTAAGGGAACTGCTTCATAAGTTGGCTCTCCAACCCCAACGAAGCTCATGTCGACCATCACAAAATTTCCTTTTGAAGCATCAATGTTTAGGCTTGCCAAAATACCTGATAGAGCAAACCCATTAGGCTCAACTCTAATATCAGAAACTTTTCCTTCCATAGCTTTACCTGTCCAGTCATTAATATGGGCCGCCGTTAATGTATGGGATTTGCCACTTCCACTTGTTAAGAAAATTTTTATGTCTGATTTGCAGGTTGCTACTTCTTTTTGGAAACGTCCTGCTGAACCAAGTTTTCCTAAAATAGAAATGTCTTCAATTGGAATGGTTGTTTCGCACGAAGCAGACTGAACTGGATATGTTCTTCCATCTATAATTGCGAGTTGACTTGAATAAAGTGTTCTTGCTGGCATAATTTTAGTCCTATTTTGTTAAACGTGTCCAATATGTTTTACAGAGAAAAAGCTTCATTGTGAAATTAAAACTTTCTAATTTATCCATGTGACCTTAATGTAGAAAGCTCAAAATCAATAAAAGAAACATACAAATTATCAGCAATATTTTTAATTTGTGGATTCGGCAAAATCCTAGATTCCGAAACCTTCCAGATAGTAGTTTTTTGGCCCGTTGCATAAGTATTATAGTTATAGGCTAGGCCCGTATAAGCGCCACGAATATCAAAAGGAACAGAATCAACAAAATTAAAAGTCTTTAAGTTTGTGTCTTTTAAAATACCGGCGACAGCATCTAAAGTATAAGTATTGTCACTAATAATAATTGCCCTCACATCCATAGAGGTATTATCAATGCCTCCAAGAGCAAATGGTTTATTTTCCCCACCCCTTTTCTTAATAAATACAGCGGGGACTACATAGGTATCAGGAGCCAAGCCACTAAGAGTTTGGGGATACTTCGGGTTTGTAAAGAACTTTTTTTCAAAAACCACCGTTTCATCTGGGTCAGTAGTCATATAAACATTGACATCTTTTAGGGCATAGTTACCGCTTATAGTCGCAGACTGATTTGTTGAAAAATCGCAAGTTCCATGATAATGATTGATAGCTAAAAGATTATTTTGGCCTATTGCTGTAAAAGAATTATTCAAATATATACCAGTCATCACATTGGCCCCAGAAACAGAAAAATCATTAACAAACTGTTTAAATGGAGCAGCATAAGTAACCCTAGATTGATACCTATTAATAGAAGGATAAAAAAAACCACTATGATTCGTAAAAGCATCGCCTTTTGTTAGAATCTCATGGTCAACAAATAACAAAAAACTAGATAAAAGAGAATGTTCAAATTGCTTTTTCATTATTTTTTAAAGGAGTTTTTGAACTTTTCTATTATATCAGAAATGTATGGGGTCTTATTAAAAGACTGAAGACGTAGGGTTGATGAAGATTGCAGCCCGCCGCCAGAACGCGACCTGATTGAGCTTCTTTTAACATATTGTCCAAAGCCAGATATACCTTTTTCAATACCATAAGCCCAGCTATTTCCTCTTTCCCAAGGTAGGGGCGTCAATTGTTCTATCTTTGCTTGGCTTGGATAACTAATTTTAAACACCCAACTTAATCGAGAAGCATTGCCCCTTCTTAACTGAACGTCTTCAGCAAGAAGATTATAAAGCTCTTTAGTTGGCTCGGTTCCATCTTCAAAACCAATAAAACTAAAAAGATTGCCATGTCCATTTAATGTTCTACTAATGTTTGCGGACGTGTTTCCACCATCAATTTCTTTAGTAACCGGATGATTAGAAAAGGCATGAAGCATTGCGTTTTTTCTTGACAGGAATATCGTTCCGGCTCTACGTTCAGCCAATTGCCAACCCTTTGATTGCAAAGAGTTGGAGTTAGCTATTTTTTTAGCTATTGCTAATTTATCAATTTTTACATCAAGAATCATTAATTTATCTCATCCAAAGAAAAAACAAAAAGCTTTAAACCAAGAAAATTTTGGATTTTAGGCCCACCTATAATCTTCCAAAATTTATCGTCAAAATTAATTTTTTCTGTTTGTCCACTTTGAATAAATGACAAACAATTTTCTTTAACTTTTATAGAACAATCGCCATCGGTATAGGCGCTTTCGATTTCTGAAACCTTATCATCCATTTTGCCTTTTCTATTGTAAATAACTCTTGCATTAAACACGCCAGAAACGGGAAGATATGTATAATTTACAACGTTTTGGTTATCTTCATAGCCAAATACAGTATTTGCAGAAGGCGCAGATACGATAATCTTAACTGGCTCTTTAAATATCGTAATAGACCTTGAAAATGTATCAAAGTTATCCACAAAACCGCCAGTAATCGCAGCCCTTTCGGTAGATGTAAGTAAATCAGGCATTATCTTCTATAAAATTTTGCAAAATTGTTATGGCTTTCAGTATCATCCCCAGCGACTTGCAATGGAGTAGAATCTCCAAGCAAAAACCCATTAACTAATTTATAAAGTTCATCAGCTTCTTGTTTCTTTAGAGAAGAAAGAGATTTTATGATTTCGTTTTTGTTTATCATTCTAACTGTTGCTCCGGCATCGGTAACCTCGATAACCGAATTGGACTCCAAAGACAAAATCCTTGCTCTAATTTTAGAATTCAAACGGTGAACAGAATACATTTTTTTTAAAATGGCCGCTGCCTTTTCTGAAATTTCCACGCCATTTTCATCAACAATCTCAAGAGTTGTCTCGTTCACTTTTAAAGATGTAAAAATCAAATCATTAAGTTCTCCAACCTTATTCCTAACCCAATATGCTATGGCCGGGACACTTAAATCACTAGGCTCATCAAGTTCTTTAAAAATTTGGTCAGCTATTGTTACGACTTTCATAATTTTAATTAGTATGTTACTTCTGGATTTACTGAAACCGTCCCCTTAAAAACTTTAAATGCCCCAGTAATACTTCCGCTAAAAACCTCAATATCATAAACGAATTTACCTACTGGTAATGCGGCCGTTCCTGTCGCATTTAAATTCAAATCAATTAAACCACTAATATATGAAGCATGAACCGTGGGGTTCAAATTACACAATATACCACTTGACCCATACTGGTAACGCACAAAACCGCTCGCGCTATGATTGGTTAAATTTAACGTGTCACCATTAGTATTAATACCAGTCAATCTATTGAAATATTTATCCCCCTGAGTTATATCCAAATTTAAAATAGTCATAATACGGCCATATACACATAATTACACCCCAAAGTTAAAATATACCCGTATTAAGCATCATCCTTTTCCAGAAATTTCCACTAACACAAAGATATAAATAATTAAAATCAAATGCAATATCTCCTTTTACACCAGAGCTATATGAGCCAGTTATTGTCGCTTCTATAATTTTAACACCAGTAATAAAACCAGATGGATTTGATTTTTCATAAAAGACGCCAGTAGAATCATTTGTAACATACCCACTTGGATTTTGTCTAAAGGGATAATATAATCCAGTTGTTGTTCCCGTCCAAGAATTAATTTTATTTATATTAGAATCTAAATAAGCTCCAGTAGCAACAAGACTTCCTGATAAAGCCACTCCTGTCATAAACAGTTCATAAAATCCTATAACTCTTTCTGTTCCGACAAAGGCGTGAGCAAAATATCCAGTTCCAGCATCCAGTCTTAGATTTTTCCCAGATAAATGAAAATCAAAAATCGGACTTTGTGTTCCGAAACCAAATCTTCCATTTTCAAAATTATAATACAATTCAGAACCCGCAAGGTAACCGCTTTTATTAAATTGTATTTGTTTAGAAGAGCCGCTTGCTGGAGTCTGCTTAAAACCAGTATAAGGACTTACGACACTAAGAATATATCCAGAAAAATCTGGCCGATAAACTTGGTCAATTTGAATTAAATTGAATTTACTCATGCTCCCTATTTATTACACAGATGGAGCATTTATGACTGTAGATTATTTTCCTTCGTCGAGAATCGTTTGAACTTCTTTTGAGACTTTGAGAGGTTTTTTTGTGACGGGAGGAGCTTTAAAAGAATTAACGTGCTTACGAAATTCTTTAAGTAACTTATCTCTCATTAGAGACAAATTATCAATAGGAACAATTCCTCCAACTTTAACAGCGTGTCTATGAAGTTCGGCGCGACTGCAATTCATTAAAAATTCCTCATATTGTTCCGTATCCATTGTCCCATATTTTGAAGAGCCATCGTCTCCCCAAATCTGCTCCAATGTCTGCGGTACAAACTTAGCTGCCTCTTCGTCTTTTGCGTGGGTTTGATGCACCGATTCGAGTTTTTTCTTTTTTCTTGGCATAACAATCCTTTTACCTATATGTTTTATAATACTTGTCTATACCAACTATGTCTAAAAAAACAGTAAGGGAGAGAATTTCTTCTCTCCCTAACTTTGAATTGATTTGTGATTGTTGATTAGACAACAATGCCGCATATTGCGCGGCTGTCAAGCACTACGCGACCTTCTTCAAGATAACCCCAGAATCCAGCCTTGTCAACCCTAGAAAGGTTAAACTGGTCATCTGGCATAACCCTAAATGTGCCGCCGCCATCAGCCTGACGAGCAACTGGACGCACACACGCGCCACGAGAATTGTCAATACCAATCATCACTTCGTCCGTTCCTGCGCCAGCCCATGCCCCGCTGCTTGTGCCGGGGACGCTATTGCCAGCAGTAAAGGAGTGAAACAACACGTTGTATTTCTTACTAATACCAAGTTCAACGAGTTGATTGATATTTACGCCGAAGATGCTCTGCATTCCGGCATTTTTCCAAACTTCCATCTTGAGTCCCTCTGGAAGATTTTGTGCCGTATTAGAAGCGCTTGTATCAACTGGATTGAACGCAAACGCACGAATTTGGGCTTTGATTTCTGGACTTACATACAAATCGGTTGGGCCATTGCTATATACGCCATCAGGAGTATTGCCCGAATAAGATTCATTAATACGGACTTGGCGAGTCATCAGACTGTTTAAATCAGCCAAATTAAAGCTATTGGCTGTTGCAGCAGCAATAACGTGCTTTAGCGCAGAGCCGCCCTTTGGCGTAGTTGAGGCTTCGGCCAACGCTTTCAAAAGGACTGCCCAACCATTTTTTTCTTGTTTAATGAGAACTTCATTCAACAACCGTTCGACCGCCTTGCTAACAACATCAAGACGATGTTTGCGAGCATAACGCTTGTTAAAAGATACGGCACTATCAAGACGATATGTGCTAATCTTCATTTCCTTGATGCCTTCGATTTGGTTCGTTGGCAATCCGCCAGCCATGTTCTGACTCCATACTGTTACAAAACCATCCTGTTCCCCATAATAAAGGTCAAGAGGATAACTTGGCGAATCATCTTCGTCAAATTCAACAGTGTTATAAATTGCACTTACAGTTCCCTTGGTCAAAAGAACCTTCTCAATCACTGGCCCCAAAAATGCTGCAAGAGCTTCTTGGGCCTCCATTGAAACTTGAAGATTTCTGGAACCGATAGCTTCGACAAGAGCTACTTGCTCTGGTGTTTCTTTTAGAGTAAGCTTAAAATTCATATTGTATTTCTCCTATTTTTTTGTTAAATTTTTTGTTGATGCTGATTAGATGTCAAGTCTTACTGTAACATAGCCGAGGCTATCCTTTGCGCTAAGTGCTTGACCCACCTTTGCTGCTCCATTATTCTGAGTTGTATCGAAGGCTCCTGCCGCTCCAATATACAGTGGAGCGCCAGCGGTAGGCGAACCAACTACTCCGCTAACCATGAAAATACCACGGGTAACAAGAGGAACAACTTGTCCACTCAATACGGCTTCCATTTCTGCGGCCTTGCGTGGATTAAATTTCAATTGCTCGCCGTTTTCATCAGTTTCCCTAACGTCAAACAACATCATACCTGCAACGGCGTCGCCCGTTCCGGCTGCGGCAACCTTATATGGAGTTCCATATCGTTGCGAAACAGTGTTGCGATAGCCCTCGCCAACATTGCCAAGCATTTCAAGTGAATCTTGGTCGGTTGGCAAGAAGCCCGAACCGACAATCTTTACTAATGTACCTTTGTTGGTTGGAACGCTTCCAGAAAAGGAAAATAAATTAATTACATCCTTTTCGTCATAATCTCTAAATGGTCTTAGTGTTGGCATAATTTTCTCCTATTTGATTTTTGTTTAAATTTTGTGTTTTTGTTTACTTTATCTCAAAAGTTCCTTCTGCAAGGGCGTCTTTCCATTTGTCTAAGCCGCTCTTTGCGGAGCCAGAAGAATTTGCAAGAGCTTTCTTTTCCTTTTCTGCATTGTCAATTGCATCATCTACTGCGGACGCTTTTGAATTTTTTGTCTTATCATCTTGATTATCTGAAGCTTTGTTTTTCGCGGCTTCTGCCTTAGAAAATGGCTTTAGAAAAACATCCATATTCTTTTTCCAAGAAACAAAATCTTCATCTTTGTCAAGAGTTTTAATTTGCGAAGCAAGAATTGGTCGAATTTCTTCGGTCAAATTGTATTCATTTTCCAAAACTTCCATGCGAGAATTAAATTGCAAAACCTTTGCTCTTTCTTCTTCCTGCTTTTCAAAAGCCTCTACTTTTTCTTTAAGGGTTTTTACTTCAGTTTCGTTTTTCTTTACTTCGGCTTGGAGCTCTTCTTGAACCTTTTTTGCTAATTCAGTAAAATTCTTATGAGCGTCCCTTTCGACCTCATATTGTTTTGAGGCATCTTTGATTTGCTCTGCGAGAAATTCTGTTATGGCAGACGCAGTAACTTGCTTTAAAGTCTCATCGGTAATGTCTTGAACTTTAGTGATTTTCATGTTTCGTCTATTTTCATTTACAGCAGATTCTATAGATTGTGAAATATTTTTTTCAGGTAATTCGGTTTTTTTAGAGGCAATTCCTCGCACTTCTGCGGCTGGACAAGAGGTTAAACCTATGCCAAGGGGAAGCACTTCTCCTATTGGTTGTCTATATATCTTTTTTCCATCCATCTCTCCAGACCCACCAAAAGCTTTTAAATTTTTTGCATTTTCTTCTAAATTTCCGACTAAATCTTGACAATCTTCTAAATTTTTAGAATCGGTATGAGTGGCTACAATTTTAAAATCATTAAAGCCAAGTTCCCAACTTGCAGAAAAACCTCCGAAATTTTCACTTGTCGGGTCTGTAGATTCTTCAAGTTCATCTACCACATCAGCATTAACAACCCTCCATAGCACGCCCCCGAGAGTTACATTAAATGGCTTATTTGAAGATTTAACATCTTCCTCTTTCAATGGTAGGTCTGAACCAAATTCACTAAAACCAGCATTTAAAATAACACCAATTACATTTGTTCTATTATGTTCAATATTGATTGGTTTATTGATAAAATTTTCAACAATCGCAAGCGCGGTTGGAGTGTCAATTACATCTCCATTTTTATTGACCCTATTAACTACAAAAGCATTAAAAGCGATAGGCAATAAATCATAATTTTTAGACGTATCAATGTTTGGAATAAAATTGCCTACGTCTATCAATGATGCCATTGCTAAATATTTATCTTTTTCTTCTGAAATAAGTGGTCTTATCACAGAACTAAATGCAGTTTTAAATTTAAAATCTTTCATATGTAGTGTTAAATTAAGGTATCAATTCTTTCTGCAATCTGAGTTTTTAAGCGCTTTTCATCATCAAGATAAAGAGATTCAAAAGTATCACAACTAATATTCAATTTAAAATTAGAAACGTCCTTTCTAGCAACAGAAATATCCTCTTCTAAAATTTCAAATTTAATATCCGCCCAAGATGATAGTTTTTTTATTCTTTTCGCTACTCCAGTTAAATTATTTTCTATTGCCTTTAAATAAGAGCAAACATACGCTAAAGAATATTCTGTCAAAGAAATATCCTTATTGCGTGCGTCATCTCTAAAAAGCTCTTCAGCATGAATTAAAAGCAATTTTAATTGAGCGACGCTGACTTTATTATCATTTATTGAGTTATGAAGTTTGGCTTTATCTGTCAAACAATTAAGCAAGGCATTTGACATGGCAATTGCAGCACATTGACATTTAGTTGGAGATTTTGAACAAGCGTTGCACAAATCTGATGAATCAGACTTTTCTTTAGTTACGAAAAAATCAACTTCAAAATTGTTCATGCTTTATAATTATTACACAGAATTACTTAAAATTATACTACTAATTAATAAAAACAAACTCATTGCCCAAAAGCATAGTTTGAGTATATTTAACCCAAGGAGTAAGTTTGGTTTTTAAATCTTTAGAGTTTTCAGTAATAAACGTTAATCCAATTTTTGTTTCAATTGGATTAGGCATGCGTTGATAGATGGTTTTATATAGATATTCAATTTTTTCTTTATCTAGCTTGAGTGATTCAAACTCTTTTGTGGAGACAATGGCTATTGAATTTTGAATCATAAACTCTCCATTCATTAAAAATAAAGCTTGTTTTGGGACAATTGTATTGAATCTTTTTCCAGTTGGCATTTCTGGAGTCGCCATGTCAAACGTCGTAAATAAATCTGGAAAACGACCTCTATCTATAAGACCATATATGCTTCTTCTATATGTATCAGACTTCATTAAATCTACTGGTTGTCCACCCATAGCAAAATCTAACCTTTTGCTTACGGCTAATAAAGAATCCCTCATCGCTTCAAAATCTAATTTAATTAGATTCATTTTGGAATAAAATAAATTTTCTGGGTCTTTTAATTGGTATTTTGCATTTGCAATTGAGGACTGTCCATAGGTGCTAGACATAACTATTAATTTATGAGTATGTTTTGTTGACCATCCATTAGAAATAAAATCATTAGCCAACCAATTCAATAATGACAAATGCTTTGGAGACTCTGATTGAACGCCAAAATCGTCTGGCGAATTGACTAAACCAACACCAAAATGATGTTGCCAAATTCTATTAACATACACTCTCGGGGTTAATGGATTTTTGGAGTCTATTATGGATTTTGCTAAGTCTAATCTTCCGCTCCCATTAGTGGTATAGAGATTGTTTGTTGAAGCAAGCACTTCTATAAAACGACGAGAGACAATTGGGCCGCGAGAATTAGGGTCGCCTTTTATAAACACGGGAGAATTTTGAGGCGTAGTTTTATCATAAATAGCCATAGCTCTAGGTATTGCCGCTGGATGCGATAATTCAAGAGTTATTAGCTTGCCTCTTTCTCTGCGAAGTTCATTGTCATAGTTCATCGTTTGCCCATTATCAGCGAAGAATCTAGCAAAATTTTCTCTAGTAAAATCAAGTGGCCCGCCATTTGAAAAAATTACATTATAGAAGGATTTCTCATCTTCATTTGTAGTTTTGACAGAATGGCGTTGGGAATCTATTTCTCATCTTCATTTGTAGTTTTGACAGAATGGCGTTGGGAATCTGAAACTGCGGCATAATACCCAGAACATACATCAAGAAATGTGTTTGCATTTTTGACATACCTAAATACATAAGGATGAATGGATTTTTCATTTTCTTCTACATATTTTTTAAATTCCATGCGGAAATTATTTGTAATTTTTGTGGCTTTTAAGTAAGGGGCATAAATTGAAGTTTCAAGCTCTTGCTTTTTGGTGGTCTTCATTGCGTCAGTCCATTTTTTAATCATTTTTGGATTCAGCGCATTTGTTCTTATGAAATCTTGTTTTCCTTCTTGTTTTATGTTTTCGAGGGCGTGATTACCATACAAGCACTTTACAGTATTTGTTGTAAAATTTAAAAATGCTTCATTATATCTTTTGGTTATGAAATCCTCAATTTCTTTTTCGGTTTTTGCTTTTTGCGCCAGATAATCCTGAAATAAATTAGGAAATCTACTTTCCGAAATGATAGGTTTTTCTTCGGGAATAAAACAACTATTCAAAATACCATGAAGCGCATAATAATCTTTTGTTGTTATTGCGTCAAATTTATGGTCATGGCATCTAGCGCAAACAACAGTTGCACCAAGAAAACCCTTAGTTATAACGTCAATTCTATCATCAATTACATCATTATTATTGTTTGAATTTTTACCCAAAGTAAGAAATCCTAGCGCGGCCAAAGATTTTTTATTTTCTGGTTTATATAAATCTGCCGCAAGTTGCTCAATAACAAACTCATTGAATGGTTTGTCTTCATTAAAAGCAGAAATAACATAATCTCTATAAGTATAAGAATATGTATATCGTCCCTCTGTATTGGCTCTGACAGAGCCAGAAGTATCTGCATATCTAGCGACATCTAACCAATGCCTACCCCATCTTTCTCCATATAGCGGAGAAGCCAATAGCCTGTCTACCAATTTTTCATACGAATTAGAAGATTGGTCTTTGATGAAATTTTGAACTTCTTGATAAGTTGGCGGTATTCCAAGTAGGTCTATTGATACGCGTTTGATATAAACTTCTTTTGAAGCCGCGAGAGACGGACGCATATTTTGTTCTTCGAGTTTATTAAGAATAAAATTATCAATTGGATTCGATGGCCACTTTACAGATTTTACTTTAGGTATTTCTACTTTTGGAATAGGTTGATATGCCCAGTGATTTTTTCTTGATTCTATGACTGAAAATACAGCGTTATTGGTGCCTGTTCTTGGGTCTGGCGCGCCCATCTTAATCCACTTTTCAAAATCAGCCAAAACATAATCAGATAGTTTTTCCTTTGGGGGCATTTGTAGGTCGCTGTCTTTATATGCCAAAGCTTTTAAAATTAAAGATTTTTCTGGATTTTTGGGAACTATAGCTGGCCCCGTTACTCCACCCTTTAATGAGTCGGCCTTTGAATCTAATAAAAGCCCGCCTTTTATCTTTTCAGCAGACTTGCTGTGGCAACTATAACAATGAGAAGATAGAATGGGTCTGATTTTTTGCTCAAAAAATGTATAATCCTCCTTCTGAGCGCCAAAAACATTAACTGCAAGAAAAATTAAAACAAAAATTACCCATTTCATCATATTATGCAATTATGTCTTTAACCACATTACCATGAACATCGGTAAGTCTAAATTCTCTTCCGTTGTATGAGTAAGTCAATTTTGTATGGTCAAATCCTAATAATGCTAATATAGTAGCGTGTAAATCGTGAACGTGAACTTTGTTTTTTATGATTTTCGCTCCAAATTCATCGGTTGCGCCATATACGGTGCCGCCTTTGATACCGCCGCCAATAAGAACTGAACTAAAAGCTTGGCTCCAGTGTCCCCTTCCAAATCCATCGCGTCCACCTTGACCATCTCGTTGCGGAGTTCTCCCAAATTCACCGCTCATTACGATAAGTGTGCTGTCTAATAACCCTTTTTCTTTAAGGTCTGAAATGAGGGCTGCAATTGGTTTATCTACTTGGTTTGCCGCACTCCTCAAAGAACGAGAAAGTCCATCATGGGTGTCCCAACCACCCGTGAATACTTGAACGAACCTCACCCCTCTTTCAATCAAACGTCGTGCCAATAACATCTGTTTACCTTGAGCAGTATCGCCAAATTTTTCTCTAGTTTCTTTTGTTTCTTTAGAAACATCAAAAGCGTCTGTGGCTTCCGCTTGCATCCTAAACGCCACTTCAAAAGATTCAATTCTAGCCTCTAAATCAGATTCTTTTTGTAAATTTTGAGAATGAATTGAATTAAGCTTTTGGAGTAAATCTAATTGTTTTCTTTGCTCGTCTAAAGAAACATATTGAGATTTAATATTTTCAATCATCTTATCTACCGAATTAAGAGTTGTGTTAATTGAAGTTCCCTGATAGACGCCCGGCAAAAATGCTGCTCCAAAATTTTGAGTCCCGCCTAGTGGAATTCCACCCGACCTTAACGAGACGAAAGCGGGCATATTTTGATTTATGCCTCCAAGACCATAGCAAACCCATGCGCCGACACTTGGCCGAACAAATCTGGCAGACCCAGTATTCATAATGAGAGTAGCTAATTCATGCGCTGGAATATCCGTGTTCATTGACCTAATAACTACGGCATCATCAATAAATTTACCTATATTTTCAAAAACTTCGCTAACTTCTATTCCGCTTTTTCCCATTTTATTAAATTTAAATGGCGAACCACAAGCCAAACCATTCATACCATTACCAAGTTGAGAACCATCTAATTTGACTAGCTCTGGTTTATTGTCCCAAGTATCAATGTGAGATTGACCACCCCCAAAGAAAATATGGATTACTCTTTTTGCTTTAGCTGGAAAATGTGGGTTTTTAGTTGAAAGACCATCGGCTTGAGCTAAAAGAGGAGCCAAGCCCAAAATACCCATGCCCATTGCACTTTTTTGCAGAAACTCTCTACGCGTATGAAAAAAATCCTTAGAAGACAATTCGTTTTGGTTGCAAAATAACTTGTTCATATCTTATATTACACTCAAACCAAAATAATTTGAAGAGATTCCTGTCAATAACCGCTACCCTAAAGGGATAGGGTCTTTTCGTCAGTCAAATTAATCACACCCAGACACATCAGATGGACAATCAGAAGACCAAATCATTTTGAAAGTCAAAGTTAAATTATCAAATAGGTCAACATAAGGATATTCTCCAGTAATTGAGTCTGGATTATAAGTAAAAGCACCAGTGTTGATGCTCGGTAAAAGTTCTCTCGCATTTGTGGCAAATAGCATATCTACAAGCGGATAAGAACTATCTTCATTTTTTTGTGCCAAAACTAATGACTTTAACCTTCGCGGGTTTCCTTCTTCATCAATGAAATTATTTTGGACGCTGTTCCAACCCATTTCTCTAACTAAAGAACGACTTCTTCCAGTAGCCACAAAACTTAATGGGGTAATTTCTACATTTTGTGCTTCATGTGTAAAAACAATAGTTGGAGTTTCTTCCTTAAAATCAGAGGAGTTTGGAACTGGAATCGGCACCGTGTTTGTTGTCCCGCGGCGACTGTTTCTAATATCTAAAAGGCTATTAGTAACAACGAAATTATCCTGAGAAAAAATGTTATAATGATACGTGCAAACTCCACTCCCAAATGGTTTTGCTCCCACTCCATTGTAATAAGGATTGAAAGCCCCAGTAAAGATTTTTCCACCAGAAAAACTATTAACTAGAAATTGATAACCGTCTGTAGATAAATAACAAACTAATTTTCCTTCTGGAGTGGACGGCTCCATTGGAGAACCAAATGGCTCAGGAGTAAAACTATCTCCATTTTCTCCACCCGCCGAACCAATGAACACGTCTTCACCAATAATTAATTTAAGACCATGATGAATCTGAGAATACCGACCAGATAATTTACCCCATGTTTTACAAGTTGAAGGGTCTGTATTAACTTGGCTCGCGTCTATTATGTTGGCAAAATGCCTAATTCCAGTCGGCACAGTTATCCCTAAACGATAAGTAATAACAGAATAGTCACCAGATGGAATCATAAAAGATTTTAAAATTCTGGAGAATGCAAATTTTCCTGAAGTATTATCTCTATCAGGAGATACCATTAATTCTTGTATGTCTAATGGTTCAGTCAAATAACTTGTATCAGGCACACGCCACCCACGATAAAGCCTCAAACCGCTTGTTAATTCTGTATATCCGCAGGCTCCACCTACATAATCATTCAAATAAGAATATCCTGAATATGGAAATTCTAATCCGGTTGTATATAAAGTATTTTGTCCAGTCCCACTTCCAATAGAAAGAAAACGAAACGTATCTGCAAATCCGGTGTCATAAATATAACTCAAACCAGTAGAAGTTATAAAATTGTCAAAAAAATCAGAAGTAGATACTAATTCATCGCTTGAATTAAATACATCTATTTTAAATTGCCCCCGAAGTTTTATATCTAATGACATAGTTCATTTTTTAAGGGTCTATGCAGCCTGCAACGCCCGCACAATTTGCAGACCAAATTAAATCCATATACATTTCTAATGTATTATCAAAACTTAATGCAGGATATGTCCCTCCAAAATTAACTGGATAATTTTCTCCCATTTGTGGATAACCGTGATTTGGCAACAATCGAAACGCTTCAGAATGTAATAATACTCCAGTAGGAGCTAAGAAATCAGTCATATTAACAGACCCAGTTAGATAAGAATGAGCGTGCCAATTATATCCTTCCGCCTGAGCGCCAGACATATAACTTAAATAAATTGGAACTCCTGTTCCGTAAGCTCCAGAGAAGAACACACCGAAGCGTTCCCCAGAGGAGGCGTTAAAACCGAGGCCAGATAATCTTTCTGTCACACTTGCGAAAAGACTATTTACTCTTATTACGTTGCGAGATACTTCACTGAACCCACTTACATAAGTAACATTTAACAAACCAGTATTTACAGTAAATGGATAATAAGTAGTTGGGAACCCACTTGTGATTGTTAATCCTTCTATTGTTCCAGTGAATCCTGTTAATGGATAAATATACCCTGAGATTTTTCCGCTCACAAAAACGTCCGAAGAAATTTCGTTTATAAAATTATCCTCATTTAAGTTTTCTGTGGCCTCTTTAGTTCCTGTATATCTTGTGTTTGTTAGAAAATATCCATTATAAATAATAGGCTCACTATTACCAGTAAAAGATAATGGAGAATCAACAGTATTCAAAAACCAATCCAACCCAGTTGGAGCCAAAGTTCCAGAAGCAATTGGAGCAAAAACAATGTTATTAACCATCTGACGGCTGCTATTAAAATAAAACTCTGGGTCAGATATAACTCCTATGCCAGTTTTAAGATATTTTAATCCGGAGACAGCAAAACCCATTTGAGACTTACCGCCTTGTATAGTTGGCCAATATAAGACTCCAGAACGAGATGGAGGAGTGTTGGCAGTAAGAGAATGGTCAACAATACCATACTCCACGCCACTGAATCGTTCATGTCCATAAACTGCTCCCCAACCATTAGAGTATCCGGAGAAAGCCGTGCCAGTAGAACCATAAACTCCAGTTCCTATATTTACTCCACTAGTAAAAATGCCATAAGCAGGATTACCAGAAATACCAGAAAATAAAATATGGTCAAATGCACCAATATGGTTAAATGCACCACTTCCCGGCCCATTAACAAATCTAACCAAAAAATTACCAGAACCAACTGGTGCAGAATGAAAATATCCATCAATAACTCCTGTTCCACGTTCAGTTAAATGGGCTCCATCTATGCTTCTATAATGCTGCATCAATGCGCGTCCAGAATTGTCATATAAAAGACAATCCACCATTGGCCAATATGTATTTCCATTTTTAAAAGCGCAGACAAAGGCCCCAAACCTAGAATTTTTTCCTAAATTATTGACCGGAGGAAAAAATAATTTTCTTGTTAAGGTTTTCTTTCTTCCGGTTGTCAACGCAGAATAATTAAATGGAATATTAATCGTCAATGAAGACATCACCCTTCTGTTTCCTAAATCAATTACCGAATCATCTATTCCAGTCGCGCCCTGCGTGGCGATAGAGATAGGAGTCTCCCTAGTTAAATAATCGTAAACCGTATTGTTGTAATTTATACCCGCAACTGACTGTGTATAATTTGAAGTTTTTGGAACAGCTACACCATTTAGACGTATATCTACTTTTAAGGCATTTGGGTCAGCATCATCAGGAATATCCGAAGGTGTTAAATTAAAATTATTGTAAAATTCAGACTCAGAAAGGCCCGCAGTTTGTCTCAAATTATGACCAACTGACAATTGATAAAGTCCATCGGCGGCATAAGCTTTAGTTTCATTAGACTGTGAGCCGCCTGATTTAGAAACGTCAAATTGACTATTATCTGGAGAAAAATATATTTTGATTAAAGATAAATCTCTTTTACCGGGTTCCATGCCATCACCATATTTAGGCACAAATGTAGCTCCCTCAACGTCCACGCATCTTAAACCATGATAAACCTGTCTATAATAGCCAGAAAGAGTTTCCCATTCTTTGACTATAGATAAATCATTTTCTACATTTGCATTACCAGTTTTAAATGCTCCTGAATAAAAATGAGTTATCCCAGTGTTTAGTATTTTAATCTGCAATTGATAAGAGATAATAGAACGAGTATTAGCTGGAATCGTGACAGACTTAACTACTCTGCTAAAAGCATATTTACCACTTGGGTCTGTGCCAGAGCTCGGCGAAACCATAAATTCATTAATATTTACTGCGGCAGTAGTTAATGCCCCCCCACTTGGGATATTCCAACCACGATACATAATTGGGCCAGAACGAGCTATAATTGTTCCACAGGCTCCATCTAGGCCTCCATGATAGGCGTTTTTATTTAAATATCTACCATCCTGAACTGATGGGGAACCATTTGTTTGAATTGTCGTAATTGGAGAAACGAGTCCAGTAGTATTTAAAGTATTAGCGGAAGACGAACTGCCTATAGACAAAAATCTAAAACAATCTGCAAAACCATAAGTTAATGGATACAAAAGCCCTGTTTGAGTAATGAAATTGGAAAAATAATCTGTAGTTTCAAGCAATTTGCCATCTTTATCAAAAATATCTACCTTGAAAGCTCCTTCTAAGCCGTATTCCAATTGCGTTCGCATATCCATATATCATTGATTTACACTTAATTTTATTATAATTTCTTTTTTTGAATTTTTCAAGATTATTACCCCTGATAAGAACCCGTAAAAATAAACAAATTTAAATTTACCAAATCCTCTCCTGTAATTGGCCTATTGAAAGTCATAAATCCAGATACATATACGCCCGTAAATAAAAATAAATCTACATCACAATTATCTTGATAAAGCCCAATTATATTACCCGAAGGAAAGGCTACTGAAAATCTTCCAGTTTCTCTTACGTCTTCTTGCCATTCTCCACTAAATGCAAAATTAATTTCACTAACGTCAGATACAAGTCCAGACCACTCTCCACTAATTACAACATCTACTCCAGATAAAATGTCTGACTCTCCAAACAATTCTCCACTTAAAAGAAAATTATAAATATTTAAATCGCCATCGGCAGGGAAAAAGCCCCCGGTCAGATTTACTGTATAAACACCACTGTCGATGGGACAAGCAATAAGCGAACCACTTTTAAAAACAAAGTCTAATTTTCCAGAATCACTTGGCCCTCCATAAACTATACCACTTAATGTAAATTTAGAAAAACAAGTTTCACTTCCAAATGTGTATGGATGGAATTTATCTACGCCAATTTCTCTTGAAGAAATATCAACAGATAGTTTTTGCAGAAAATTATAAGGTGAACCCATATATTCATCTTAAATCTTGCTATTTAATAATACGGTTGCTAAATAAAAATCAAGATTATGTGCTGCGGCGATTTCGCTAATTTCATTTAAACGGTCTTTATTTGTATCAGTAGGGTTTTCGCAATATTTTTCTGCGCTAGAAATCCATTTATCTGACGTTTCATTTGCCATTATCGTTTGGCTGACTGCCTCAATTACTTTTTGTTCTACTTCTCCTATTTTTTTAAGTTTGGATTTTTTCTTGAAAATTTTAGTAACCACTTCTTCTAATTCTTGACTAAGAATTAAATTTTCTTTTATTTTTGAAACGCTAAAATTCTTTTGAGATGCTCCAATTGGGGAAATATTTTTTGTTGATTGGGGAATACCCTTTGTCCCAGATGGACGGCCGCTTGATGCGTCTTTTGTTTTGGGTTGAGAGCCCCCAATAAGAGGGATATAAAGTTCATCCCCTTTGTGTTTTTTGAATGTCATTTGTGAATCTATGGACTCCTCTGGGTCTGGCAGTCTATTTGTCTCAATGGCTCTAATTGTTTCTTCTGGAGTAATAATTCCTAGTTCAGCCAAACGAGTATAAATTTTGGCATAAACTCCGTCATCTTTTAAATCTATTTCTTCCAAATATGGTGTAGGATAGGTTTTGAATCCCATCTCTTTTGAAATTTTTTTAATCTCTGGCTCCAAAAAGTTATTAATAAACGCTGCGCGAGCCTGACGTAATCTTGACACAAAAATTTCTACTTTTGCCGTTTGATTTGCAAACTTCTCTCCACCAGCAAAAATATTATTCAAACCAACATTAATATCCTTATCAATGATTTCATATTTTTTAGTGTCAAGAAGTTCTGAGATTTTAGGAATTATGAATTCTGCTTTTGTTGTATAATCAGCAACCAAAACTCTTCCAACGGATTGATTTTCAAATATCTTTTGTAAAGCAGCAACGTTTTTAGGATTTACTCCTCCCTTTTCCGGCTCTGTCCCACAAGTGACTAATAAAACGACTTGTTGTATAGTTCTAGCCAAAGCTATATCTATTTTTTTCATTTCGTATTTTGCGTTTATATCTTCGAGGACTGGATAACCCATTGGAACAGAGAATGGTTCATAATCTTGTTTTTTATAAAACACAACGCAAACATTATCTGCTGTTAATGGTATGAGGACTGTTAGGTTGGTGTTTTTTGAGATAGCGTCTCTAACTTCTTTCGGAAGACTGTCAAGGAATTCTTTATCTTCATCGGTTTGTGGTTTTCTCAATCTTGCCAATTCGTAATCAGACAAAATTTTAGAATAAATACCAGAGCCAAAATTAATTGTTCCAGTCAATGCAATGTCGGCAGGATTGAGAATGACATATTTAAAAGGTAACACCTTCTTTCCCGCATGAGAAATTCCATATACTTGTGTGATTTTATTAACATCTTCCGATTTAAGGGTTGCCTCAAATCTATACAAAAAAACATTTCCAGAACGATAATATTCTCTATAAAATCTATCCTGCAAATCCCAACTGTTTATTTTTTTGAAAAATGCATCAAAAAAACTGCGAGACTTTTCATTTCCTCCCTTGAAAAATATGTCTGTAGTTGAGAATTCGGTCATTAAATCAATAACATTTCTAAATACAGAAAAATTATAATAAGCCTTTTGACATAGAACAACCGCATCTCTAACCGTAATTGTAGAACTTCCCTGTTTGCTACTTTCTTTAAATGGGACTATTCCATCTTGGATATTACTAAATCTATCTGTCCTTTCTATTACACCAGCAACATTTCTTCTTGTCTTGTCTGACGCTTCAGTGACCAAAGGTAATGAGTCTAATTCTTTGGTTTTTTTTATTGTTTTGCTTTTTTTCATGTGGCTATTATATGTTATAGTTTGGCGCGTAAGTTCCTAAAATAACTTGGTGCGAATCTTTATTTAAAAATCTAACAAAAGTAAAAGTATTTGAACGTCCAGTAATTGTAGGAAACAATGGAGTTTCATCATTTGGCCAGTAAATAGTTTGTAATAGTCCAGTTCCCCAATTTATAGGACTATTTCCAATAAAATTTGGGGAATCTGGGTCTGAAGTTGTTCCAGAATTACAAATTTTTATTATATTCACTGAACCCGTCTTAAATGACTCATATACAAATTCGACTGTTACATTGCCTCCAGTAATATAGTAGTCCTGAGCATCATAAGCTGTAAAATCAATTAAATTTGTTGCATCTGAATATAAAGGAGAACTTCCACTTACTGTATAAACAATAGAAGCCGTAGCTCCAGTCGGCCCAGTTGGGCCAGTATTTCCAGTTGGGCCAGTAGGCCCACTTTGTCCAGTCATTCCTGTATTTCCAGTATTGCCAGTTGGCCCAGTAGGGCCAGTGTCTCCATCAGTCGCTCCTGTTGGGCCAGTTGCTCCAGTAGAGCCAGTTTGTCCTGTAGTTCCCGTCGCTCCTGTTGGGCCAGTAGGCCCAGTTGAGCCAGTAGAACCAGTTTCCCCCGTTGGGCCAGTTTCGCCATCTGTCGCTCCTGTTGGCCCTGTCACTCCCGTTTGACCCTTTACTCCCGTTGGGCCAGTTGGCCCAGTATATCCCATTGTTCCTTGCGCCCCCGGCTCTCCTGTTGGGCCAGTTGCGCCAGTTTGACCAGTTGGACCAGTTGGGGCATGGTCATGTATATGAATCGTTCCTAAAACGTAATGCTCTTCATCATCTAGTCTTTCACCGCCGGGAAAACTATGACTTTCAAATCCATATTTAACCACGGAGGGAGCAAAAAATCCAATAGTAACATGAAACTCATTTCTGCCTGAATTTTCAGTATAAGATGTAAAAGTTTCGGCTTCGTCTAAATAACGGCCAGAAGCAGTGGGTATTGAAGAAAATCCTTCATCTGGAATATATCTTCCAGTTCTGGTATTCTGCTCATAAAGCATGAACTTTAAATATTTTCCAGTAATATTTCCAGTAACAAAATAATTAGTAGGAAGACTAATAGAATTCTCATCAACAAACCTTGAAACATCTAGCCCATCATATTTTAGATGATATGAAAACCCTCTAATCCAATGTAGCGTTGGATTATCGCCAGCAATATCTGTGATTCTTGCTCTTGGAGTTATTTCACCAGAATATAGGCCAGTTATGGCTCCCCAATCATAAAGCGCACCACCTACTAAACCAATTTCTCCTTGCAAACCGCTCGCACCAGAAGGAAGATAAATAAAATTACCAGTAGAATTATTAGAAAAAAGAAAACGTAAGAAATGTCCAGAATTATTAATTCCTGTCAGTGTTCCAGTAATAGATATACCTGTTGGGCCAGTATAACCTGTAGGCCCAGTTGGGCCAGTTATTCCAGTTGCTCCTGAAACTCCTGTTGGGCCAGTTGGCCCAGTAGGGCCGGTAATACCAACTATTCCGCCTACTTGTCCAGTTATATCTATACCATTTAACTTTAATATACCATCTTCAACATTAAGAAAATCATTACCAAAGTAGATACCGCTTCCACTCGGAATAATGTTGATTGTATCTAAATAAAGCTGATGAAATTGATATGCTGGAGAACCTAAATTTACTATACCAGACCCAGTTGGTAAAAGATTTCCATTAAGATTGAGTCCCGAACCCCTTAAAATATCTAAAATAAAACCAGTCCAAGCCTGCTTATTGACTTGATGAGGCTGTATTAAATTATAATTAATTGGCGGCATACCCTTTTTCCAATATATAGATATTACACTTTTTTAAATCATTGTCGGAACGAACGTTTCGAACTGTTCATCTGGAGTATTTATCATATCGTAGTAAATTTTTACAGCCCAATTTCCTAATAAAAGCGCCGTATAATTGTCTTTTCTAGCTCTATTTTCTGTGGTTTCCCTATTTAAATGAGAAGGCAAATCAAAGTTTTGTGTCCCTCTGGCATTAGTTCCAACTTCAATTAGCGCACATTCAATCTTTGTCAAATCAATCATTGAGTCCAAATATTCTACAAAATCACCCACTGTTTCTACATCATGTATAATTCCTTTAACTACATCAAAATTTATTCCAGCGGTCAAAGCCCTGTCAAATGCAGAAGCATTTCCGGCACTTTTCGATGCAAACCAAATCCTTTTAAAATCAATATTTCCTTGTAAATGCTCGTTGGCCTTTCGTATAAAATCGTTGCTTCCAAATACCTGTTTAAAAACAATTCTTTTATGTTCTAAGTTATGCTGGCGTTTGGCCGATTTTATTTCTTTTGAATAATCTGGCTCATCAAGACTACTTTCAAAGTTCATCCATTTTAAATTGAGTTTGTTTTTAGCAAAAAGTTCATGTTCATTTGCGGCATCAATAAAGTTATATCCAGCATTGTCAATTACAATAAATACAATATTAAAATGAGTCAACAAATAATAAAAATACTGAATATGTTCTTTTAGGTCTTTCCCATGCTCTCCGTAAGCATGAACCAATATCGCTTGTTTATTTTCCTCGTCCAATTCTAAAAGGGCCATTGCAAAATCATCAGAGGTCGGACTATTTGAAAAACTTGGGTCTATTGCTAAAATGTATTTTTTATCTGGTAGCCCCTTAACTAAAGTATGAGGTAGTTGAGAGTGAGGGATTGTGCAGTTAAACATTTTTTTTGCCGCGAAATATCCTTCGCTGCCATCTGTAAATCTAGCGCAATACTCTCTAAGAAAAATAGCATTGGAGGCCCCGCCGCTTTCCGCTTCTTCAATAACCGTTTTATTTATCATATGCGGGGGGAGAGCTTCCCAAGACAATTGAGAAATAAAATATTTAGCATCTTCTATCTCTTCTGGGGGTTTGTTGATTTTGCTTATCCATTCGCAATAAGTTAGATATAGATTCTCAAATGTATATGAAGCTGAAGATAAAGCTATAAATTTTGTTGTATTTTCAAATTTGATTCTTTCTTTTTCTGAAAGAAGCCCCTGTTTAATCAAAGAGTCTTCTATGTTTCTAATTTTAATTCTCTCTTCCATGTCTTGTGGCGCAGCTAGAAATGGCATAAGGACAGTCTCTACGATTTCTTTGCTCATTAACAAATATTCATCAATAAGTAATATATTCGCTCTAAAACCTCGAATTTTTTCTCCGTTGAGAGGTATGGCGATAATAGAACCTTCATTAATCTTCAATTCGTGGATGTCATTACGTTTAATTTTTGCTCCTACGGCTTGAAAAAATAATACAGCATCTTTTCTTTCTGAAATTTCTTCTATTTTATTAAAAATAAACCGAGAAGTTCTAAATGTCGGCCCGGCAATTAAAATTTTTGAACCGGGATAAAAAATAGATTGAAGAATACAAAAAACCGCCGCAATAAATGTTTTCCCACATCCTCTACCCCATACGCACATCGTATAATTTCTGTTCAACATCCCTCTTAAAGTTATTTCTTGAAATGGAGATATTTTAATTCCAGTTAATAACTCAACTGTGAAAGTTAAATTGTGGCGCAAAAATTTAATCAAACTTAATCTTGCTTCTTCATCGGATAGTTCCCCTACCAAAGTTTTAAGATAAGTTTCATTTAAATCTTCTAAATTGGTTTCATATTTTTGAGGACAACTCCACATATTTATAACTTATCTGTATCATATAATAGCTGTAAATCGGCCTTTTTCCATAAACCTTTACAAGTTAATATGATTTCCACAATTCTAGCCGCTTCTTCTCTCCCATCTACAAACAAAAACTGAACAAAAGGAAACTGATTAATAATTTCTCTCATATTATGCAATACAAAATCTGGAGACGCCCTAACTTTTGAGTATGCCGCTCTCAGATATTTAAATCGCGCTACATTATTAAAATCGCTCTCTATTAAGACTAAAATTTCCGCTTTGGCATCTTTCGCTTTTAACAATTCTCTTTTAAACCTTTCAATTCCTCCGCTCATTGTTCCATAGAAATCTGCCAATGATTTTCTTTCTATAAAACTATTCTGACAAACATCTTTATCATTTAGGGTATAGTCTCCAAATTTTAAAGCAAGCTTAACGGATTGTAAATTTTTGAAAATTAATGGGGTTTGTTCTCTGGTGTCTATTTGAATCACATCGTTTGGATTTAAAATATTGGACATTTCTATTCGTTCATATTTTGATGAAATATTTAATTCATTTTTACAAAATAAATAATAATCCCCAAATAATTCATCATAATAATTGATAGAAGGAATTAAGAGTGACCTAAGTTCGACTTGACACGGCGCAAAATTCAGCTTTTTAAGCTTGATTCTTCTTTCCAATAAATTTTTGCAGTATTTTTGTGCCGTTTCCTTATTTTGTTTTCTAAGCCAAAAGCGTAAGTGATTTTTGTTATTAAAATCGCTATTAAAGTATTGTTCTTCACTTTTAAAGGCAATAATTTTGTTATCGTATAAATCATATTTTGGAAAACAAGACTGATAATAAGAAACTATTCTATGTCCGTGAGTCTTTATGTGCTTATGCAATAATACCTTATCTGTAAATTCTTGTTTACAAATTTGGCAAATTTTTTCATTTGATATATTATCCATTTAGAGCTTCGTTTGTTGATAGGCCCATAATTTTAGATTTTAACTCCTCCATACTCATAAGCCTATCAATTTCTTCTTTAACGGCTAGTTTTTGCAATTGGGCAAGTTTAATCATTTTATTACGAGTTTCTTCAAGTTTCCACAACTGGACAAGATTCAAAATACTTGCATTATCTTTTAATTGTTTGCCCAATCTATCACTTCTTTTTTCTTTTAAACTGTTTGTTAGGTCTTGTTGTCTTTTAACGCAGGCGTTATATTCTATTTGGGCCTTTCCTATCGCTTCCACTAGAGACATTGCAATTCGCACATTATCTTCGCCGGATTGTGAAGATTCATCAAGTAGCACCTGTAATCTTTCAGACCTTCTTTGAATAGTAGATGCCATAACTATCTCATTAGCTAAAAGAATAAATTGGTCAACCTCCTCCTGAGTCAAATCAGATTTATCATAAGTATAACGAATAAATGTAGATTCAAAAAGTTGTCTATCCGTATCAGTTTCAAAATTGTTAATCTGATGCCTAAATCGAAACGTATGAAGATACCCAATTAAAGATTCTAAATCTTTTCTCTGTTTTGCTGTAATTTTATCTTTATCAATGCCGTGATGTAAATATTTATTGACTCTAGCTATTGCAGTAATTAAACTTTTTGGTGGGCTCCAATCTCCAGAAGGCACATCTTCCGCATCTCCATAGGTCAATTTTTTATCTAAGGTTTTAGCATATTCATTGACTACTCTGGTTTCTTGATTTAGATTTGTTAATAAGGTATTTTTGAATAATATCCTTGCCATATCCAAGGAGGTCATTGTATTACAATTCTTAGATATATATTCCATTTGCTCAAGGCTAAGAGTTAATTTTTCTTTAGGAATGTGTTCTTGCGCTGGTCTTGGTTTTAAACTATGCGTTGCAAGAAAGGCTTTAATAGCTCTGCCTTCTTTTGAGCGGCCGTCAAGTTCGTGTCCAAATATTTCTATTGTCAAATCTTTGAGGGCTGGAGGCGAGGCAGAATTATTCCAAGAGGTTAATAGCTTTACCTTTTGTTCTTCTGATAATTGAAGCTCTTCGTCCATATTAAATAATATCTACTTGGTCATCTGATATGATTTTTTTTGCTTTATCAATGATTATTTTTCTTATGTTTTTGATTTGTTTATAGCCGGGGTGTCTATTTTTTTCATTTGTAATGTAACCTAGACGTTCTGCTACTTTTTTTTCATCTTCATTATTTATAAATAAAGCTTCATAAACTTTCCATTCTAACGGCTTGAGTATGACTTTCATGCGCTTATGAAGTCTTTGTGCCGAAGCTTCTATATCAATACCCTCTTCCCAATTTTCTTTAACCTCATGTTCATGGCTGGTCATTGGAACAGTAATTTTTATATTGTAGGCATTTTTTTTCTTTTTCTCCCATGTTTGATAAAGTGGACATCTACTGCATTGTTCAATATAAATGGAGCATCCGTCATCTGGAAGCGCGGCCGCACATCTTAAACATGGTCTAACAAAATTACTATAAGAATTACGAATTATATTTCTAATTTGGTTGGTAATAATTCTATTTAACCAAGGCTGGATGGGTTTGGAAGAATCATATTGTTCCCATTTTTTGAATATATGTATTCTAATAATTTGAGCAACATCTTCAAAATCCAACCACTGAAGGGATGTCAACGCCCACTTATTCTTCCGTTTAATAATTTCTTGGTCAATAATTTCTATATAGTCATCGAATTTTGGCTTAGTCTCCATTTATTTCCTTTGAAATTTTAGTAGTTCCGGCTTCTTTCATAAATTCGGCTCTAAATGTTTTTTCATCATAAGGTATTTCTTGGGGCTCTGTTGGGTATGACTGTGGGGGACATGGAGACGCCAGCATTTGTTTAAGTGTTTCCTTATTGGATTGTCTTTCGTCCATTTCAAATTGTAATTCATCCATTTCAACTGAAAATTCATCAACGCTATGTCCGTCATCTGGGTCAATTGACTCATATTTGTCGCCATCTTTATTTATTGCCGATATTTTCGGAACAAAAGTTTTATTAGATTTATAAGAGGGCAATTTTTTAAGAGGTGGAGGAGAAGAAGACAGGGAGGCAAGATTTGTTCCGCATTCAGAGCAAAATTTTGATGAAATACTTAGAGCTTTCTTTCCGCAATTGTGACAATAATTAGCTGGCATATCTCATAATAATAAAATCCATGTAAGTTTTATAAATAAAACTCATTAAATAACATATTATAAACATGAACGAATCAAGAGAAATCAAAAATCTAAAAGAAATTCTTCGATTATCTATAGAGTTCTGTAAACATGATAGTAACCATATATCGCATGGATTTATTAAAATAAATCAGCTTGCTTATCAATTATTAAAAGAAATAGAACGTACGCCACCACAACCAATTGAACAATAAAAACACAATTGCATTATATCGCCCCGGCGCATTGGGTGATATAATAATGACATTAAACTGTTGCAAAAAACTCAAGCAACAATACTCTGATATTCATTATTTTTGTCACATTTCTTATGTAGATATTCTTAGAGAATTCCTTATAAACAACGAAATAACAAAAGAAGTTTATGATTTGTCAAAATTTCAAGCTTCAGACTACCAAAATTGGATAAGATTAATTGGATACCCAATACAAGAGGGTTATCCATCAAAACCGATGAGGAAACACCTAGTAGAATATTTTTTTGATGAACTTAAATTAGATTTTTCATTTAATGATTTAGAATTAACCACGCCACAAATCCCCAATAAAATTAAAAACAAAAACTGCCCATATTATATCACAATTCAGACCAACACAGGCTGGTCAATTTACAAAGAATGGTGGGGATGGCAACTGCTCGCTGATAAAATTAAAAAAGAAAGAAGTGACATAGAAATATATCAAATAGGAGGAGCAAAAGACAAAAAAATAGAAAATATTGATGGGTATTTTTTGGGAGATTCATTTGAAACAAATTTAGCCGCCCAAGCATGGGCGCAAGCGCATTTGGGCGTAGATTCAGTTTTTAATCATACTTCTAATATATTTTGGCTAAATAAAAATCAAAAAACAAAATCAATTATTCTTTTTGGTTCGACGCAGGCTTCTGCATCTGGCTATCCACATAACATCAACATAAGTTTAAATCTTGAATGTCAGCCATGCTTTAAAGAAAACCCTTGGATTTCTAAAGCTTCAAATGGAATCTGTGAAAATCCACCAAATCAAACATATGAAGCTCCAAAACATGAATGTATGGCCAAAATCAGCGTCGAACAAGTTTACGATGCCCTAATTCAAAAATTGAAATGAAAAAAATAGCACTAGGAATGATTGTTAAAAATGAGGCGCACGTTATCACGCGTTGCCTAAATAGTGTCAAAAATTTAATTGATTATATATTGATAATAGATACTGGCTCTTCTGATAATACACTCTCGGTTATCTATAAATGGATGCATGAAAATAAAATACAGGGGCAAATACTTTTGGAAGAATGGAAAGATTTTGCAACAAATAGAACTTCTGTTTTGACAGAAATCAGAAAACTAAAAGAAATAGATTACGTATTAATGATAGATGCCGATGAAGTATTAATTTTCGAGGACGGATTTGACCCTATTAAATTTAAGCAAAACCTTAAAGATGATATATACAATATTACTACAAATTATGGAGCCACAGAATATTCAAGACCACAAATATGCAGCAACACAAAACCATTTATTTATCGCGGAATTGTGCATGAATTTTTAGACTGCCAAGAACCAATTAGTTCTCGAGGCAAAGCTCTTGGATTCTTTAATATGCCAATGCAAGATAGCGCCAGAAATCAATCTGGAATAAAATTTCAAAAAGACGCTGAGTTATTGCGAAATGCTCTACTTACAGAAAAGGACGAGTTTTTAATTTCAAGATATTGTTTTTACTTGGCTCAGTCTTTAAGGGATGCGAGAAAAGATGGAGAAGCTATTAAATATTATGAACAGAGATTAAATCTCAAGTTTTGGGAACAAGAAAGATTCTGGGCCGCATATCAAATAGCCAAACTTAAAGAAAATCTTAAACATCCATTAGATGACATAATCCAATCTTATCTTAGGGCTTATGAAATATGTCCAGAACGAATAGAATCGCTACATGGAGCAATTAGATTATGCAGACTGAATGGAAGAAATCATCAAGGATATATTCTCGGCAAACACGCCCTGTCTTTACCAAAAGTCCACGATGGTTTATTCATAGAAAAATGGATTTATGATTATGGGCTTTTAGACGAATATTCTATTGCAGCATATTGGGCGGGATATTATGGACAATCTCGTGATGCTTGTCTTCGTATATTAAAATGCCCTCAATTACCAGACTCATACAAAAACAGAATCCAACAAAATTTACAATTTGCCCTAGATAAATTAAAATAATTATGCTATTTAAGGAACTAAATATTCAAGAAAAAATTGATTTTTTCGTAAAGTGCCAGTATCTTCTTTTGGAAAATTATCCACAAAGCCGTTTTATCGTTACTCACGAAAAACTTGAAGAAAAATTAAACTTTTTTAAAAAATCGATAGATACATATTCTGGAGCATTTTTAGTAACTGATTCGATGTGTTTATTGTATAACAGAATTAGCATTGATAACCCTAACGATGTGATTGAAGAATATAAACGCGCAAAAAATTCTACTTATATCCCAAATGGTAATTGTGTTTTGATAAGTTTTTTAGTCGCCAAACCTACTCCAGATAATCTACAAAGTTTCATCAAACCATTTGAAGAAGTAGACTATGTTATGTTTTTGCGTGGAGAAAAGACGTCTATTATTCCAAAAGACTTATTTTTATCAAAAGCTAATGAAGTTGTTTCGATGCGGGGTCATTTATTTTTTTAACAAGATATTTGACTAATTCAGAACGCTTAATATCCTCTTCGTTAAAATTAAAAGAATATATTCCCATTTCTTTACTTAGTTCATCGTTAAAAAGCCCTTGTAATCTTTCAAAACCTCCAACCTTTCCATTTGTTAAGTCCGTTTGCATTGGGTCTGCTAATACAAAACATTTGGAAAAATGACCAAGCCTTGTAAGAATTGTAATAATTTCTTTGTATGTAGAGTTTTGGGCCTCATCAAGAATAATGGCCTTCGCGCTCCAATTTAATCCTCTCGCATAATTAATGGGAAAAGCGGAAATTCTTTTTTCTTTTTCTAATTTATCAATTTCTGGACGAGATAACAATTCTTCTAATTTTTCATAAAAAGGCAAATTATAAAAATGCAATTTCTGAGACGCATCACCCGGTAAAAATCCTATTTTGGCATCTGAACTTTCTACAGCAGACCTCAAATAAATAATGTCTGAAACTTTTTTATCTGAAAGAAGTTTAAGGCTTGCATATACAGCCATTAACGTTTTACTTGTCCCCGCCGGGCCACCAAGAAATACAAGTTTGGTTTCTTTATTTGAAATAATTTTAATAAATTCTTTTTGTTTTTCTGACCATTGGAGTTCCTTAATTGAAAGTTGATTTTTAATTTTATCTCTTTGATAAACATGAGGAGATGTGTCTTTTTGTTGTTTCATATGTTATAAATACAAAAGGAGCCCATCATATAATAGGCTCCCATCGAATTATGATTGCTTCACAACGTATATTACACGTATCATCTATTTAAAAACCAAAAAATTTTATAATTGACTTATTACTTTTTTCTCCCATTATTTCGCGCTCGCAAGCCCTTATTTGGCCGCGATTCGGTGTGTTGCCAAAAATGCTTCCCAAGACATCTCTCTATCCGTAGGATTACGTAGAATATTTTTTACAACATTAGTTTGTATGTTCTTCTTATGAAATAAAGCCATTTGATGTCCCCCCGCAAAAACATATAGTTTATGATGTAACCCTAGATTTCTAACCATTGTTCCTTTAGTTGTAAAATCGTCGCAAAGAACATATGAGTCATCATGGCACATTCTATATTGATTTAACATTTCTTCGGCTGCGTTCGCTCCATCTAAATATACCAAATCGAAAGAATTATCTTTTTCCAAAATTTCCTCGCCCCTTCTTAATACGTAATGAACATTTACAGGAGTTTCGAAGGTTTCCACTACTTTCTTGCACTCATCCAAATGTTGTTGGTTAATATTAGTAGTAATTAACTCCCCTCCATATTTGGCTAAATACATTAACCAAAACATTGTGCTATTCCCATTCCCCCAGCGACCATCTATAGCAGTCATCGACCCAATTTCCAAAATTCTAATTGGTTTTTCATTAAATAGATTTAATGTCTCCAAAAAAATATTATCCCGCGATTGGGTATTTTTATTTAAAGTCGCCAATAAATACTTAAAATATGGGGAATTAGTCTTAATGTCGTCGAAATTTATCATTTTATTTTATAATAATTTCTTTAGCTTTTGCTTCGATAGATTTCGGGTAACAATTTAATCTAAGTCCTATTGCATATAAAATAAACAACAAACAAGTATGAAATGCCATACCATGAAAAAATTTATTAAAATGTCCATAAAGATAAGGTAAATCAAAAAGATACCCAATAAATCCACACATTCCAAGAGAATAAATTAAAGAACCAATAAATTGCAGTCTTTTATATTTTTTATCTGTATTAAAACAAATAATCAATCCACTTAATGCAATAAGAAATATCCCAACCAAAGCAAAAAGCGAAGGTAATTGCGGGGCAACAATATTTTCTAAATTAGAAGGAAAATCAAAAAAAGAAAAAATAGACAATCCACCAACTATAAATAGCAACCAATTTGAACATATAGAAACAATAATATCGCAAAATTTGTTTTTCTTGTGTTGTAGCTCGCTAGAGCGAATCAAAATAATAGAACTTAAAATAAAAGAAACCGCCGTAAATATCTTCATGCTTTCACCAGAATCCAACCATTTTGTGTAGATTTCTTGTTTTGTAATCCATCCATAAAGGGTTATTAACGATACAAGCAAAATAACAAAAGGAATTAACATTTTACAAAATTCTTCGGCCAGAACTAAAGACCCAGGGGTGAAAAATTTTATCAATTTATTTTTCATTATTATGGGATAACAGGAGCTTTTATTATTAACAAAACCAAACCACTTAATACAGCCAAAAGAATAGTCGCAACCATTCCATAAACTATAGATTTAACTGGTTTAAATTCATCCTGCTTGACGTAGTTGGTTTCGAGCAGTTTTTTGATTTCTGATACATCTCTCAATACTAAGTCCAACTTTTCAGATTTAATGGCTTGATTTTTAGCCTCTTCAAGCTCTTCTCTTGTGTATTTTTTGGGTTCGTCCATAATTTATATTACACGTTAAAGTTCTGTAAGTTATTTTTTTGAATTGCTTAAAAGATTATTAAGGAGTTGGGGATTTTGTTGGGTTCTTTTATATATTTCGGCATCTGTTTTGTTTTTTGTGTCTGGGTCAATTGAATTATGAAAATAATGATGAAGTTCGTGCGACAGGATTGCTCCAAAAAATAGCATTTGATGCACGTCATTAGTTTCTTTTGGGCGAGTCTGTCTAAAATCTAATAAAATTATTTTGTTTGTATAGAAGGGAATGGCGTCTTGAGTAATTGTTAATCCATAAAATAATGGCATATCAGCCCAATAAAGCTGTTGTGGTAAATAGGGATATATTTGAGAACCGTCAATAGAAGACACCATTTTTAAAGCCTGAATAGCTAATTCACGTTCTGATTGATTAAATTCCCGAAGGATTTTTATATCAAATGTCTCTTGTCTTTGGGTTGTCAAGGGTTTTGGTGGAGCAACCCTAATTTGATTTGATGGACTTTTTATCGTTGAACATCCTATCAAAATACCACCTTCACGTTCTGATTGATTAAATTCCCGAAGGATTTTTATATCAAATGTCTCTTGTCTTTGGGTTGTCAAGGGTTTTGGTGGAGCAACCCTAATTTGATTTGATGGACTTTTTATCGTTGAACATCCCATCAAAATACCACCTAAAAGTATGAAAAATGCCCAAATCGGAGCTTTCATTATTTAATATTACACTTTATTAATAAAAAGGGTACATAAATATAAATTTACATACTATGTACTATGTATCTATTCTTTTTTTTTGAGTATTAGGAAAGACAAGGAAGTAAATGAACTATTGTTTAGTTGTTGTTGTTTTTTTTGTTGTTTTTTGGTTTTTTGTTGTTTTTTTTGGTTTTTTGTTTAAAATTAAACCGGGAGACTGAACACAACCCCCTGACACGTTTTTTTACTCTTGCTTTTTGAAATTTTTTCAAAAATAGGCATACCCCCCATGTAAAAAAAATGTTGACAAACTAAGCGATGTGTAGTAATCTTTTCTCACAATGAAAAAGAAAATCATCAAATTCGTCGCCCGTGAAGTCTATGGCAAGCGTCTTGAATACGTCGTTGACAAAGACGACGCGCAATTAATTCAACGCCTTACAGGACAAAAGACCATCAACGGAGTAACCCGTGAGCTTTTCCGTGACCTTTCGGGCGGGAATGTGGATTTTCAGCAAGTCCTTGCTGACGATGTGGAAACTCAATGGTGGAGGAGCTAAGTTCTTCATCCACAATAGGTTGTAGAAGCGGCAGGCCGCACACGCAAGTCATTGTATATCAACCACTTGTATCACGAAAATACTTAAAAATAATTAAAAAAAAGAGCTTGCAATTACTCTAAAATCTGTCACAATGTAAGCACGACAAACGAAATGAAAAACCTAATGAAAAACCTAACGAAATACTTCACCCCAACTTACAACGTGCTTTACATTCCCGAAAAGTCAGAAAATGGCAATGGAGCTTTGCAAAGTTACCAAGTCATCGGCAATCCTGAAAAAGCCATCCTGCGTAGTGCGGAAGGGAATAGATACTTTACCCTTCCCGTCCGAAATCGGGATGAAAAGTTTCGTAGCTTTCGTTTAGACCGTTGCGTTCATCGTCCCGATTTTAAACTTGCAATCATGCCGAATCATGAATTCCTTTTCGCAACACTCGCGTTAATGATTGTCCTATGGTTCGTCATGGCCTTGATAATCGAACCCGCTCTGCGCTAAAGCCAAGCGAAGAAGATTTTTCTGGACACATAGACGGTTTGTGCTAGACTTTCTGCATGATAAATCAATCCGAGTTCCTACCTTCTGAATTTATCGGAAAGCTAACGCTTTATCGAGGCCTTACAAAAGGTGAATTGACCGTCAAATCCGACTGGTTTGCTTCTTCAAAGAAGCTCGCACAGAGTTATGCTGATAAGAAGGGCGGTGTAGTCGCAAAGTTTTCCATTGAGGTCAGAAATCCAAAGGTTCTAGAATTTGAGGAATCAACGGCAGAAAATATATACCATGATTGGGCAAAGGATGGATTCGATGCTCTTATCGTAAAACAAAAGGACGGTTCGTTTACACTTACAGGCACGGACTACAAATGCGATGAGGGTTTCTGTAGGGATGAGTAACCCCTTTACTATCAAGTAGTTACAAACGTGGCCCCCCGCCCTTTTGTAAGCCCTTGACTATCAGGGAAATTCAGTTGAAGATTTTTCTGGACACATAGACGGTTTATGCTAGACTTTCTGCATGATAAATCAATTCGAGTTCCTACCTTCTGAATCCGAAATCACTCCGCTCGCTCAAATGGGCTATGGAGAGACAGGTGACGACATGAGCGAATTCAACGATGAACCCGCGCCTTGCGATGAGGCTGCTTGCGATAACCGCGATGTCCCGTTCAACGACGATGGACTTTCCGATGTCGAGGCTGACGCAATGACGCTCGCTTCTGCGGGTTACGGCACGGATGAGGATTATGGCTACTTCGGCGACAACGATGAGGGTTTCTGTGGGGATGAGTAACCCCTTTACTATCAAGTAGTTACAAACGTGCCCCCCGCCCTTTTGTAAGTCCTTGACTATCAGGGAAATTCAGTTGAAGATTTTTCTGGTAATGCGCGCAAAATCTGCTACACTTTAGACATGAAATCAAACATGAATGACCTTGAAGCCAACCAACTCGCTGAACGTGGATTCGACGTTGCTTGCTCTCTCACTTCCGCAACCGCTCGCAAAGGGCAGTTTTCCTATGTCGTGAACTACACAGGGCTTGAATTGCCGTGGCGATTCACTAGGAGAGGTTCAAAGTTTCACCACGTTGAAGTGTGGAACTTCTCTCACTTCTGGAAGCTCCTTAACCATATGGAAAAGTTTTCCATTCTCTAAAATATCAGCACGACAAATCAAATAAAAAAACCTATGACACGCAAACATTTCATCCTAGTCGCTGAAATTATCAAACGCATCGAGAATCTCGATGAACGACGCAAGATGGCCGAATTCAATGCGGGCAAATTTGCTAATCTAAATCCCCGCTTCAATAAAGCAAAATTTCTTGCCGCTTGCGGATTGTAAGCAAGGCCAGCTTTTCAAGAAAAAAAGTTGCGCCAAGCGTTTTTTCAGAGACACTTGGTACGCTTCTTGCCAGCCCGCCCCCTGCGTAAGTGCTTGACTATCAGGGAAATTCAGTTGAAGATTTTTCTGGACACATAGACGGTTTATGCTAGACTTTCTGCATGATAAATCAATTCGAGTTCCTACCTTCTGAATCCGAAATCACTCCGCTCGCTCAAATGGGCTATGGAGAGACAGGTGACGACATGAGCGAATTCAACGATGAACCCGCGCCTTGCGATGAGGCTGCTTGCGATAACCGCGATGTCCCGTTCAACGACGATGGACTTTCCGATGTCGAGGCTGACGCAATGACGCTCGCTTCTGCGGGTTACGGCACGGATGAGGATTATGGCTACTTCGGCGACAACGATGAGGGTTTCTGTGGGGATGAGTAACCCCTTTACTATCAAGTAGTTACAAACGTGCCCCCCGCCCTTTTGTAAGTCCTTGACTATCAGGGAAATTCAGTTGAAGATTTTTCTTGTAATGCGCGCAAAATCTGCTACACTTTAGAGAAATCAAACATGAATGACCTTGAAGCCAACCAACTCGCTGAACGTGGATTCGACATCGCTTACTCTCTGACTTCCGCAACCGCTCGCAAAGGGCAGTTCACTTACGTTGTGAACTATACCGGCCTCGAATTGCCGTGGCGATTCACGAGGAGAGGTTCAAAGTTTCACAACGTTGAAGTGTGGAACTTCTCTCACTTCTGGAAACTTCTGAATCACATGGAAAAGTTTTCCATTCTCTAAACTTATCCCGCACATGACCAAACTCGATAAAACAATCAAAATCATCGTCCTTCACGTCGTCACTCTAACCGATGGACGCACAATTCAATTCCAAAGCAAAGACGATGCCAACCGTTTCATTGCGACCGCAAAATCCAATGAGAACTTTGCGTCGTATCATCTGAGAGCTTACGAAGCCGCCTAAACCGTTGGTGGGCAAGTAGTTATACTTATCGTGCCGCCCCTTTTGTAAGTCCTTGACTATCAGGGAAATTCAGTTGAAGATTTTTCTTGTAATACGCGGAAAACCTGCTACACTTTAGACATGAAATCAAATATGAACGAACTCGAAGCGAATCAACTCACCGAATACGGATTCGCAGTTGACCCTTTCTCTCTCACTTCTGCAACCGCTCGCAAAGGGGCGTTTTCCTATACCGTCAACTTCACCCGCCTCGATTCGCCGTGGCGACTCACGGTGAGAGGGCCAAAGTTTAACAACGTCGAAGTGCGGAACTTCTCTCACTTCTGGAAACTTCTGAATCACGTCGAAAAGTTTTCC